ATTGTTGGATCATTACTTTGGAAATTTCCGGATATTTCATCAAGTTCACAACAAATGAATTTGACTCAATCGTTTCCTTTCCATAGGAACCAGAATGGATCTTCATAAATAAGATTTTAATTAATTACCTGTTACAAATTTTGATGGATTAAAATCTGTTTTTTCAGGATCGGGATTAATAATACGTCCGGACTCGTCCTTAGTATGATTTCCCATATTGTCCAAGATTTCCTTTTTGCCAGTTTGTTTTGACTTGTTCGATAACGCAGCAATGATCTTTGCTTTGTTTTTGACGAAATAGGCAACTTCCGCAATTGTTTCGGCATCTTTCAGAACATCGTCCATGAATTTACCAGATTCAATATACTTTGTTATTCCTTCGCGAACTTTTGGGAGATCTTTTATGTCTTTAGCAATCTTGAACCCAAACATTGTTTCGGTTTTATCAAGATGATCTTTCAACAATTTTCGAGATTCAGCTTGTCTCTGAAGTCGCATTGCTTCTTCATTTTTGACTTTCTGTGTCTCTTTTTGAACCTCTTCATCTATTCGCTTACGTACTCGGCTCCGAATCATCTCTGCCTCAACATCAATCGTTCCGTCAGATTTGTGCTTTTTAATTGCTTTTTCCAACAGATCTCCGGTGAGACCATCTGCTTCAAGAACCTTTCTTACAAGTTCTTCGTCTTTCAAAGATAATGTTTTTTTGTAAAAGTCAATCGCCTTATTGCTTACAGAGCTCGTTTTGATCTCTATGTTTTCATTGATTAACTTCTTAACCGTTTCAACGGCTTCTTCATCATCTTTTACTTTAATACCTGCTGATTCAAGTATTTCAGTTAATTTTTTTGGTTGATTTTTTGCAGCTTCAGCAAGTGCAGCAGCTTTCTTTTTTTCTTCTTCAGAAGCATCACCTTCACCGCCATCACCACCTCCGTTATTATCACCGGAACCAGCATCATTTCCAGCACCATCTCCTTCTTCATTTTCATCCCAAAAGAATCCGTCATCTTCTTCTTCGGAATTATCTCCGGAATCATTTGCACCTTCACCGCCTTCTCCACCATTGTTTCCGCCACTTTCACCTCCGGAATTATTCGATCCTTCTCCATCTCCTTCTTCGTTTGTCAAAAACTTCAAAGAATCAAAATTTTCGTTTCCTTCTCCACCTCCATTGTTTCCTTCATTGTTGGCACCAGCTCCTGCAGCACCTTCTTCATTTTCATTTTCTATTGACATCGTATTTGAATTTATTGATTACTTGGTTGTTTAACAGGTGTTTTAGTTTTCTCCCTGTTTTCGATTTGACGATTTGAAGATTGTAGCATCTCCTGATCAAGCGAATGTTCATTTATTGCTGTTACTTTATCAGCATCATGTGATAATTTCTGACCGGTATCAGCAAGTTTAGCTTCTGCATTAATTCTTGCAACTTCCAAATCAGATTGAGCTTTGATTTTAGCAACCTCCAATGGAATTTGAATCTTCTGCATATTGATTTCATTGGCTTGTTGTTTGAGTTGTTGATTCATTTCCTCATTACGTTGAGCAACTTCTTGAACAGCAGTAACACCAGAAGTAATGATACGCTCAATTTCACTGGCTGAATCTGCACGTAATGCTTTTGCAATCATTGATAAATCACCTTGGCCAGAAGCAACAGCTTGATTCAACACATTGTGCATGTTGTTTTTATCTTGGATTTCTTTGCCACTGTTTTCAACATAAACAGAAACCTCATCCAAAGCGATAGAATCATCCATTTCAATGTATTGCATTCCGGCATCACCAAATAAGTTTGCCATTCGTTCTTCACCTGCATAAGCGATTTTCATTAATGCCGCCATTCGATTAAGAACCTTTCCAACAAACTTATAATGTGCTTCAAATAATGGTAAAGTAATCAATGATGATTGCATTACACTCCGTTCATTTACACCAACCAGGTCATTTGATTTATTGATACCCGCACGCGCGGCATTAATACCAGTTAATTTATCGGCCATATCTTCAAGCATCATCTTGAAGTTAATCAAACTGGTGATGGCATTTTGAAGTGTAAAATCTACACGTTGGAATTGATTGAATGTATTGGTTTGGTATCCCTCTTGCTGTGAATTGATCAAAATCAAACCACTGTTTTTAGCGTGGTGCATGATCTGAGGAATTGTGTAACCCGGTGGTTTTTGTGAAACATCATACACAACAGCTACACCACCAGAACGAGCCATTGCAAGATCGATATGGTACATGACAATGTTGTACATGAAATTGATGTTCTTTAATGCATCAACCGTAGATGTACCAGAACCAGAGAATATATTTGGACGAATACCAAAAATGCTTAATGTAGTTTTGGCATAATTCTCTTCGTATCGAATTTGATTTGGAAGCCTGCGTAATCCGTGAATGATTTCGTTTCCAATTAATGAGCATTCCCAAATATCATCGATAAAACGCTCTACGATTTTTTCATCTTTCTTTGCTTTGTAATCATCCGAAAGCATTTTGTAGAATGGTGTTTCTGGATCGAACTTGTTTTCAGAAACCTTAAAGCGCATCTTACGCAATGCGCGCACTTGCATATAAACCTCACGAACCTTTAATCCACTACCTTCTTCTTCAACAAAGAATCTACCATGAGTATTAGCTTCAGCAAAGAAGGTAGATTCCATTCCTTCGATTTTTAAAAGACGATCTACTTTTTCTTTTGGCATATCTGGATGCCGATCAAGAATTTCATTAACAGTATAGTATTTATCTACGCCGGCAAACTTACCATGTTCAATATCCTCTTCATTGAAATCGTAATCGTAAATCATGAAGCGCGGATCGTATCTTTCAAAATATGGAAATCCGTTTTTGATATAAACTCTTCCAAACTCTTGAAGTGCAATATTCAAATCGTAGAAGTTTCTTTTGAATACGTGTTTAAGATTGTGACGTTTAATCAGATCCTGCAATCCAATATTAACGAATTCTTCCACGTGATCACGGAAACTCATTTTCATGAATGTTTCTACATCTGGTGGAATTTCGGTTCCAAGTTCTTCATCTTCGAGTTTAGTACCAAGTGCTTTTTCAATTTCCCTACGAATTGGGCGTAAAAGCGTTTCTGCAGCAATAGCAACCTTCTTTTCGTTTTTTCTACGTTTTCCATCACGATTAATAACGTGCGTAGTAAACTGTAAAGGTTGGCTCATTAATTCACCGGCCAGTAGATTCAATTTGGTCAGAATCATTGGATAGTTTACAAACCTGGCCGGAGCTGTTAACCCATAAGTTTTGGTAACATACTCAAACTGTTTTGGATCAAAATGACCATCAACAATCTGATAGTTATCATAAATCTTCTGTCGGGTATTGTTAAACCGTTGGTGAGTATGATAGTCGGTAAGAATTGCCAACATCCATTTCAGGGCCCAATCCTCATTCTTTTCCGAATCAGGAATATTCATTTTTGGAAGTTTCATCTACGCAGGAAATTATTAACCAAAAATATGAAAATTAATTGAATGAACCAGCATTACGCCATTAGTCGGGTATATTGTAAAGGTTGTTAATATCAAACGGATCATCGCCTTTTGCGGATGAAGTGGATATTACACCACCGTTTCTTGCTTCCCATCCCGGTAATTCGTCTGGTGCTTTCCGCATAGTTTCATCATCTGATTTTCTTACTCGTGTCAGCGTATCATTGTCGGCAATCAAACTCATGCCAAATGCCATTACACGGTCAGTATTCTTTGCTCCAAACACAACCAGTTCACTTAATAATGCCGGAAAGTATATACGATCAACACCACCATTCTTTATGAATTCGTCAATCAACTCAATCATCATGTTTTTCTGGTATTCCTTCATATGAATACCGTATTTGTTGGCAACAACACTCCATGGTGAATCAGCCGATTTTGGCCGAAGCATTAAAAACCGGGTCATTTTTTTACTGGTGAAATACTTCAAGAAACCATCATCGTTATACTCTATAAGTATCTGAGAATCAAAATATACCGCAATTTTTAAGCAGTTCTCATAGAACTCTTCTTTTGAGTATGGACGATCGCAATATTCAAAAACCGGAAGTTCACATATGGTATGCATATCAATGAACCTTCTGTATACATACATACAACCTTTAGAACCCTTCTTTGAAAGTTTTTTCCCTTTGTCTTCTTCCATATCATTCGCCACATGATAGGGATCGACTGCCGCAACATGAGAATTCTTTAACTCCGGTAATGGACGGTGAATCATTTTCATTGGACCCAGGTTGTCCAATACCCAAACCGGCTTACCCCCAAAGATCTTGTTTCCATCTTTATCAGATGGCCAATCCAAATAACCAGTTTGCCAAATACGCAAATCTTTATTGGTGTTGAGTTCAGTAATACGACGATTGATTTTATCAAGATCAAATGGAGTAGTACCATGAACAACAAAAGCATCTTCTGGCGAAAGTGGCATCTCCTGTTTGAAAGTGTACCACGCAGCTTTATCATCTTCTTTTTCTTTGAGCCTTTTGAGAATATCTTTAGTCGCGCCAGTTGTATCGGATAAACCGGTATTATTATCGAAGAATGGATAATACACTTTGTTTGCTGAAACAAAGAATCGTTTCAAATTATAATCTTCAGCATCGTACCACATCCGCATAAAATCATCAGAATCATGCGACATTTTATTGGAAGTACCACCAATGATTGGAACACCGTATTGGTGAGATCCTTCACGGAAACACTCTTCGTTTGCGTAATAAACTTTTTTGAGATTGACCACCTCTCCAGCTTCATCTACAATCCAAATACCAAGAGATGTTCCCCGGAATGTATCTGGCTTTTCAATCAAACGGAAATAAAGTCGGCCACCCATTCCTTTTTCAACCCAAATATTATTCTCCTTTTCTTTCCAGCCGGAAGTAAAAAGATCTGAGTTGTTAATCAAAAAGTGATTTCGAAATTCTGGTCGGATGTTGTTATAGGTCAAAAGTAGTTTGTCACGGAAATCGGAAACATAGTGTTCCTTCTGTGCACCCATACCGGATTCTGATTGTTGATAGAATGTCCATTCGTGAAGTAGAATATCAGAATTCATGTAGGAAAATCCTTTACGGCGAGCTTTCAAAACGATGATTCCATAACCACCTTTTTTTGCTTCGTTTACCTCAACGAAATACTCGTGATCCTGATCGCGATATAATGGTGGTCCAATTGTTTTACGATTGGTTTTTTCATCGTAAAGACGAATCTTACAAAAGTTGAGGTAGAAATAATAATTACCAGGTATATAAGATCCACCGGTAGGTTTATAACCATTCAGACAACGATCATACTGTTCGTCCCAAAACCGATGATATGCAGATGTACCTTTCCTTAATCTTTCCGGATTATAATCACTGTTGAATATAACCGGAGAATACTCCTTGGCTGATATCATATATTCAAAGATACGAATTATGTAAAACGAAAAAAGGCACCATTTTCATGATGCCCTTTCCCGGAATTTTTATTAACTAAACTTATGTCATTGATCAAAGATAATAAAAACTATGAAGCTTTTGCTTCATCATCAAAATCTAATTCAAGTTGTGCTGCTTTTCCTTTGAACAAATATGCTTTCACTTCTTCAATAATGAATTCGATATCCTCAGCTAAACCGATCTCAAAACCGTGTTTTGTACCTGAAAGATTAATACGTGAAGTATTCAACGCAATTGCTTCACCATTGTAACGGTTTACACCAGTGATTACAATTCCCATATTATCTTCGTCTCCTGAGATCGAAACACCAGTAACTTCAATATGTTTCAATACCTCATCTTCAAGTTTTTCAAACGTGCTTTCCATCGTTTTAACAGCTTCAGATAATTTTGTTGTTGCGTTAATCTTTAACAATGATTTGAAAGCAAGTAAATTATGAACTTTTGCCAGATATTTATTAAGTCCAGCAATGGCATTTACTAAATCAGGATGTGGATCCTTTGTTGACTTTCTCAAAAACGTATCTGTATTGGTAACATCTCCTGATGTCATTGCTTGAGAATAAGCAACCTCAATACCACCGTTTTTCAATAATTTGATTTTGGATAATTCAAAACCGTTTAAAACCTCTTTTTCCATATTGATTATTAATTAATTACTACTTTTTGTTGCTATCCGGGCAAAGTCTTTTAATAGTTCAATTCCCGTAGTTCTTTCTTGTTTCACCTGTTGGTGAAGATAGTGAACAGTTTGAATCAATTCTAATTTTGATGCCTGTTCAATTGGTTTTTTATTAATCAGCAAACCGCCTCCAGCTATTTTGCAAGTTTCATAATATTTATCCATTCATTTCCTTTTGCCTTCTGATTAAACGTTCTTCAATATAACTCAAGCTATCAGATCCACCGCCCATGATTTCACGTTCTTCTTCTTCCGCTTGAATGCGCTCACGGAGCTTTTCCAACCCTTCAGTTGACTTTTGCATCTCAGCTGACCATTTGTTGACCTGGCTAATGTTTGCTTCAGTAACCTGAATCGTATTGAAAACCTCAATGATCTTTTTATTCTTTGCCACCATGGCGTTGTATTGCTCAATCAACGGATCATATTGTACGTATTCGTAAAGACTGATTGCTTTTTGAACCAATTCATGCGACAATCGTGGATTTTCTTTCTTGTCCCAAATAGCCATACATACTTCTTCCTTACGGATATCAATCGGGAAATGACGGTATACAGACTTACGATCATATACATTAATGATATAACGAATAACCGGACCACCAAGATTTTTATCATTTAATACTGCAACCAATTCTGGACAGAGATGAAAATACTTGTCGTTGATTTTAACATTACCTTGCTTATCCGTGGATATTAAAGTTCCGAACATATACCCCTTTCTTTTAGAAGATCAGCCAATTTATCAAGAAAACGGAAATAGTCTTTGTACTCCTTTTCGATTTCCGGCGTTTCAGTAACGAGGAAATGGTTAAGTGACAGAACGTGGTTTTGATCGTAATTATCGGAAAACGTTTCATAGGTAAGTGTGCGCTCGTTGTATTCAAAAACAACATCGTCCACAGTAATGATCGTTGCCGAAACCCTTTTTACTACCATTTGGTCAATCAGTTTGAAAACCAAAAATACAGAGAGAATCTATAAAAACCAAACCCAAGGAGAAATTTAGAACCGTTATAAACAAGCAAACCCAAAAGATTGTATATTTGAATCCGTGGATTAAATCAAGTTTGCCAAGGCTTGATGTCAGTTTGAAAAAAGAAAAGGGGGTCTTGCCGGCCCCCTTTTTGATTTTATCCCTTAACATCTTCAGGTTCAATTTTTCTTCGGAACTATCTCTGAAATGATTTCGATGTATCCGTTTTCATAAAGAGCGCGAATGGCATCCGTAGTAAACCATTTTTGTAATCCTTTGGTTGCAACAGCCTGACCGGTATAAAACCAAAGCATATCACGTTTTATTCTGAATAGATAAAATTTATAGTCTTGAAATTTCATATCAATTGGAGAAATAAAAATAAATTGTTTGATCCTCATTCATCAGATCAAGAATATTCAAATATCTTGACTGTACTTCTTCCGGAATATTTTGATGAATCCATTCAATTGCTCTAAATGGAAATTTTGGCCGGGCATAGATTTCTGTGTCTTGTGGATATTCAGCCGGAAGATAAACCCATTCAAAACCTTCTGTATAGGCAAATTCTTTATCATAAGCATGGCGTTGACTATCCCATTCGTTTGCAGAAAGAGAAATCTTTTTGTTGTCAACAACCCGATATCCAAATAAATTAAAACCCATAGTTATTCAATTGCCAGCGATTTACCCAAATACTTAATCCTTTCAACCTTGGTAACATGATCAATAGTAAAGTTCTTATCCAGTTCATTACGAAATACGCGACCAAGTGTTCTACGGTTCGTCTGATTCATAACCAGTTCATCACCATTCATTATTGCCAAATACTTTACAACACCTTGTACATATTTGGTTTTACGATTCTTAGCAACATTCTCTCGTTTAAGAAAGATTCTACACATCCATATCTCGTTCTGCTCTGTTTTCATTAGTTCGTAGTATGACACATTCTTCCTCTGCTTCCTGCAGGGAGAAAAAATAAATTGAATCTTCATCCAGTATGTTTCCCTCATCATCCAATTTGAACGCATGAGATCTGGTACCGGCTGACATTTTTAAGATCAGAACACTTTCTGAAAGAGAAAGCATTTCCTGTGGCCCGACAA